CGAGACCACCGACAAGGAGGCGATCTGGTTTTCCCCAGCATGCCTCACGATCACCACCCGCAAGCAAATGGAGATGTTCGGCACATGAGCCTCGACCCGCTCGACCTGGCGCACCTCACCCGCGAGACGTACGCGGCGCACTGCCTTCTCATGACCCTCGGCTTTCGCCCCGACGACATCTTCGTCGCCACGCCGTTGATCCTAAACGCCAGCCCGCCGGGCACGCATGCGGCCGTGATACTGAGACCGGGGCCCGACCAGTTCGTGCTCTGGATGCCGCCGGTCCTCGTCGAGGATTGCGAGCGGTACCTCGCGGCGTGGCAAGAGTTTGCCGCGGCGCAGCCCACCATGCCGCGGCGCGCGCTCGACCGCATCGTCCGGCGTAGCGCCATGTTTGCGAGACGCGCCGAGATCGTGATGGCGCTCGCTCGGCGGGGGATCAGCATGCCGGCGGTGACCAACTGATGGGGCGGTTCATGATCGAGCCGGGGGGCCAGAAAGCCGCCGACCTCACGGGCCAGCGTTTCGGCCTCGTCACGGTGATCGGCCCCGCCAAGAGCACCGGCACCGGCGCCCGCTGGAAAGTCCGGTGCGAGTGCGGCGCCGAGCGGTACCTGCTCGGCTCTCAGTTGCGCAAGTGGCCGCCCGAGACGCACCGATCCTGTAAGCCAGCATGAGCGCGCTGTGCACGGTGGCGGCCCTGTACGTCGATCCGCGAGGCCCGTACCCCTAGATGCCGGGCGTCGAATGCTGGGATGAGCAACGCGACGCGCGCAACTACGCGGGCCCACACCCGGTCGTGGCCCATCCGCCGTGCGGGCCGTGGGGCTCGCTGGCAAAGCGGTGCCGCCAGGATGCCTCTCTGGCCCCCCTGGCGGTCGAGCAAGTTCGACGCTGGGGCGGGGCGCTCGAACACCCGAAGGCCTCGGCGCTCTGGCATGCGTGCGGGCTGCCGCGCCCCGGCGAGCTGCCCGATCCGTACGGCGGGGTGACGATCGAGGTCAATCAAGTGGATTGGGGGCACGCTTGCGCGAAACCCACCTGGGTGTACCTGGTCGGCTATCGGCCTGAGCGATACCCCCGCCGGGCCACCGGCGTTCCCACGCATGCCATTTGGCACGGCGCCATGGAGCGGGCTCGGCTCGGCCGCCCCCAGCTCAAGGCCGCATCCCAGGAGATCCGCCGCCGCACGCCGCCGGCCTTCGCCGAGTTCCTGGTCGAGCTCGCGCGCTGTTGTCGCACCCGGGCACACTGAACGCTTGCCCGAGAAACGACCCGCTACAAGCCGCCCGTACAGTGGTACTCAGAGCACTGATTGGTATACTGAGGTATATGTCGAAACAGGAACTCCTGTCCGTGCTCACCGAAGCCGCGCGCGCGGGCAATCTCTCCGCGATCGGCTCGCTGATGGCCCAGCTCAAGGGGCTGAACGCCCCTACCGCCGAGGTCATGGGCGCTATCAATCTGGGCCTTTCGAAGGCGGCGCTGGGGCTGTGATGCTCATGAGCACCTCACGCTTTATCAAGGGGCTCTCGGGCGCGCGCTCGGCCATGAGCGAGGCTATCCGTGCGCTCGACGAGACGCGGGCGCGGCTCACGGCGCCCAAGGACGAAACGCCGGCACCGCCGGACCCACACCAAGCGCTGCGCGAGTGGCGCGCCGCGGCCGAAGAAAGGAAACTCTCCGTCATGCTCGCTAAAGGCAAGGTCCAGATCACCCCGGCCGAGCGCGGGGGTTTCGACTATCAGGTCCTCCAAGACGGGGCTCGGCTCTGCCACGGTTGGGCCGCCGGCACCGAGACCCAGGCGCGCGCCGAGGCCCTCGAGCACGCGAGCCGCGAGCTACGGATGCGCGAGAAGATCCGCGCCGCGGCCATCACGGGCGAGGTGATCGAATGAGATTCGCGATCGAATACGTCTCGCGCCGCCGCTGGTGCCGCGGCGTCGATATCGAGGACCAGGCCTGGCGCCGCGCCCAGGGCGAGCTAGTCGAGGGCAGCCGCGAGGACGCCGACGTGTACGCGCGAGACCTCGACGTCACGACCGACCACGAGTTCATACACCGTGCGGTCGCTCTGCCCCCCGCGCCCGAGGACGAGCCCACCGAGCACGCCGGGCTCAGCAAGTGCGTGGCCCCGCTCTCGACCGCACGGAGGGCCTCGTGAGCACCAAACGGATGCTGCGCGAGCGTCAAGCGGTGCAAGGGTGCGAGCGCGCGCTACGGCTGCTCGATCTCGAGCTACGGCACGACGCCCCCCGCCGACACCTCGACGCACTGGTCGAGCTGGCCGAGGTGCACCTCGGCGAGACCGGCGGAACGCTCGTGACGGTTCACCTGCGCGCGCAACTCGCGGTCGCCAAGGCCGAGGTCGCCACCCGCACCAATCTCCGCGTCGTCATGACGCCCACACCCCAGAAAGCCCCGCCCCAAATGGAATTAGAGATAGCTGCCGCGGCCCAGTGCCATTGTGGCCACAATATCACCGTCTCGTACAACCCCCTCGGGCGCTGCTGGCAAGCGGTGTGCGAGAATTGCTACGACGGCACCGAGGACGCGGGCCCGCTCGCGCATTGCACCGGGCACGGCGAGACCCCCGACGCGGCGCTCAGCGAGTGGCAAGAGCGGCACGAGGACCTGGCCGAGGTCGAGTTCTGGCCGCACCCCACCCACCTCGACTGGCTCGTCAAGATCGAGACTCGGCGCCAGCGCGGCTGGGTCATGCAGAACGGCTACTGGGGCCCGGCAAGCGCCGCGGCCAATCACAACGGATGAGGCCCGCTCAGCGGGAAAAAGGAGGCACATATGGCAATGTCTAAGATCGTGGATTGGGACCAGCTCTACCCGGGGCGGTTCTGGAAAGCGGGGCTGCTCGGCCCCGACGAGCGGAAAGTACTACTCGTCACCGAGGTCCAGCTCGAGGAACTCGAGACCGACAAGGGGATCAAGCAGAAGGGCGTGCTCACGTTTGAGGGCGAGACCCTACAGCTGCCGCTGAACAAGACGAACGGCATCTGCTTGCGCGAGATGTTTGGGCGCGTGCCCTTCAAGTGGGTGGGCCACCGGTTCGCCATCTTCTCGAGCATGTGGGCGAATGAGCCCTGTATCCGCATCTGGGGCTCGCCGGAACTCGACCGAGACATATCGGTGACGATCGAGCTACCGAGGCGAAAGCCCTTCGTGATGGTCATGCACGCGATGGGCGGTGCACAGAAGGCCGCCTCGCCCTCGCCCGCTCAGACCCCGCCCGCTCAGCGCCCCGCGCCCGAGGCGCCCGCGCTCACCCCGCGCTGCTCTGAGGTGCTGCAACTCATGGCCGCCGCGAAAACCCTCGAGGACCTCGACGACGTGGCGGCGGATATCGCTACCGAGACCTTCAACGACCGAGAAACGGCGCTGCTCGATCGGGCGCACGCTCGGCGAACCAAGCAAATCAAGGAGACGCCTCATGCCCCCAAAGACAACATCCCCTTCTAAGCCGCTCGAACCCGTGCGTTTCTCGCGGCTCAAGTTCATGGCCGAGAGCCCCGCTCACTACGCCGACGGCGTCGCCGACGAGACGGCCGCGATGCGCAAGGGCTCGGCCACGCACGCCTATCTGCTCGGCGGCGAGAGCAAGGTGGTCGTGTACGAGGGCGGCGCCCGGAACGCCAAGTTCAAGGCGTGGCAAGAGTTCAAGGCCGAGCACCCCGGCAAACACATCCTGATCCCCAGCGAGCTCGCGGCGGTCGAGGGGATGCGGCGTAGTATCGAGGCGCACCCGCGCGCCATGGAGCTACTGGATGACGGGGTCCAGGAGACCCGGATCGAGTGGACCCTCGGGGCACGCCGCTGCGCCGGCACGCCCGACGTCGTCAAGCCCATCCCGGGGCGCAAGCGGCTGGTCGAACTCAAAACGTGCATGACCTCGAAACCCGGGCGGTTCGAGTGGCAAGCGCGGAACATGTTCTACCACGCTCAGGTCGCTTGGTACGCCGACGGCCTGGCCCGCACGATGGCCTACACGCCTGGGGCCGTGGACGAGGTGTATGTCGTGGCGGTCGAGCAGAAACGCCCGTACCTGGTCACGGTCTACCCGGTGACGCCCAGCGTGCTGAGGGCGGGGCGCAAGCAATACCAGCTCTGGCTCGCCGAGCTGGCCGTGTGCGAGCAAACGGGCGTGTTCCCCGGCTACGCCCAGGGGGACGTCGACTGGGTGTGGGATGAGACCGGCGACGGCCTCGAATGGGAAGACGAGGCGGCGGCGTGAGCGAGCGCTGGCGTTCGGAGCCCTGGATGGACCTGTCCGCCATCATCGAAGGCATGGGCGCGCATATCGACCGGCTCGAGAGCGCGCTCGGCGTCGCATGCCAGCGGCTCGAATCGTGGAAAGCGGGCGCGCTCTCAGCCGAGAGCGCGCTCGCTCACATTTGCGGCGCGCTGGGCGTGGCGGCGCCCGCCGCGCCGCCGACGTGCGCCTCGTGCGGCCAAGCGCGGGACGATATCGACGAGTACACTGGGGTCCCTGGCGTGCCACCGTGAGTGGGTCACGGGGCAAAGAGAGAACACGCAATGGTGACACGAGACGAGGCGGTCGAGGTCGAGCACTGCTCGTGCGGTGCCACCTTGGCGCGCGTGGCGGGCCGTTACAGCGGCTGGACGTGCGTGCGCTGCAATGCCGCGGGCGACCCGGAACTCGACCACGTCGAGGACGAGCCACCCGATCGGCTCGATCGGTGGTTCTGCACTCACTGCCCCGAAGGGGACGTGACCCGGAGCGACCAGGACCGGTGCTGCTTGTCGTGCGGCGTCGACCTGGTCTCGCTCACTGAGCTCCGGGCAATGCTCTCGGCGAGCGGTCTGCACGTCGTGGGCGCGAAGGCACACGCCGTGCTAAAGGCTGGAAATCTCGTGCTGGACTCGAGCTTGCGCCGTATTGCGGACGAGAACGGCGGGTGCCTCGCCGATTGGGCCACGGCCGAGCTCGCGCGGCGAGGTGAACAACCATGAGCAATCCGATCCGAGACGCGGCCCGCGCCTACATCGAACGAGGCTTTCGGGTGATCCCCATGCACGGGGTGGACCCCGCGGGCGGGTGCCGGTGCGGGGGGCACACCTGTAACGCGGGCAAGCATGAGTTCGAGCACCTCGACGGGCGCTGGAAGGCGGGCCACGATTTCAAGCCCGCCGATTTCGATCCGGATATGAACATCGCCATCGCGCTCGGCCCCTGGCGGCCCGGCAAGTGGCTCGTGTGTCTCGACCTCGACGGCGTCTCGCGCCCGTCCGAGGCGGCCGAGATTGCCCCCTGGGTGACGCCGACCCTCATGGCCAAGAGCCCGCGCGGGGTGCACCTGTTCTACTGGGTCCCCGACTACACCCCCCTGGGCAACTGGGTCGACTGCTTCAAAACCAAGTACACGCTCGGCTACGCGGTCGACGTGAGGTACGCCCGCGGCAAGATCAACGTGGCCCCGTCTCGGACGGCGAACGGCACGTACACCTGGCTCGAGCCGGACCCAGGCATTGCCCAGCTACCCTGGCCGATCCTCGACCGCATCCTCGACGAGCGCCGCCGCCGCAAGCTACCCGTGCTCAGCCGGTGGCAACGGGACGGCAAGCGGTCATGACTTTTCGCTCAAGCCGCGCCGATGCTGCCCGTTCCGGACCCCCATGAACGCGCGGTTCAAGGTGGGCACGGTATTTGTGGGCGACCAGGTGCGGGGCGTGGTGCGGCGGGGCAAGCGGATCGTGGCCGAGACGCCGCTCTACCCGCGCTCTCGCCCTGGCGCTGGCGAGCAAGCCCTCGACGAGGCCGAACAGATGCTGCGGCGGATCCTCGGCGAGCTGGCCTCGCGCGCCTGAGCAGAAACGCGCCCCGCGGTCCGTCTCAAAATCTGAGACGCATGCCGCGGGGTGTCCCGTAGTCCCCCCGGGTGACGACCTGACAAGGCGCCTTGCCAATTTGACAAGGCTACTTGTCGGGCTCATATTCCCCGTGTGAACCAGCCCAACCCCTTCGATCCGCGCCCGTGCGGGTGTGGGGCGTACGCGCTCTGCCCCGCGTGCTTTGCCGCAATCGAGCGGCACAACGCATCGCTATGCCTGCGTGACTGGCTGGCGGCGTACGGCACCCAGCCCGACGAGCGCGCCGCGCGCCACCGTCGCCCGCCCCCGCGGCTGCCGCGCCTGGGGCGGCGCCTCGTACCCTTGGAGCGGGCGTGATCCACGACGGGTTCCCCAGGCGGTTCTACCGAGAGCCCGATCGATTGGCGGCCCGCCGGGACGCGTTCTTACGCGGCGAGGGGCCGCCGCTGGTGCTGGACCCGGTGGCGTTCTTCTCGGCGTGCGGGCTCGACCCAGAGCTGGTGCCCGAGGCCCGCGAGCAAATCCGCCGGGACCGAGACCGGCTGATCGACGACGCCCGGGATTGACCCACCCTGCAGCCGGCGGTGTGAGCGCTTGGGAAAACGAGGGCGGCGCTGGTAACGAGCCGGCACCGTTACCAACCCGGCTCCCGTGCCCGCTGGTGCGGTGTGATCGATGCCGAGGGGTCACCGAGGGGGGCGCGTTGTACGTGCGGCACCAGCGCGGAATGATGCTGCGCGGGTGGTGGTGTGAGCAATGCGTGCGGCGTTTCTGGTCCCGGTAGCGCACCCTCGCCTACGTCAAACTAGGACACGTCACATTTGACGTAGGCCAGCCGGCGCAGCAGACTGGGTGCGAAATGACCCGGCCTCTCGCGCGCGCCACCAGCCCGAGCTCGCCCTCGCGCGCGCGTGGTGGGGTCTGCCACGCCCAGGCCCGCACCCGAGGCCGCCGGTGCGCCGCCCCCGTCGCCGTGGGCACGGTCTGCTGGCGGCACGGTGCGGCCGCGCTCAAGGCGCCGTGGACGGTCACGACCACCGGCGCCGAGCTCGTGGCCTTCTCGGATCGGGGCGACCGCGAGAGCCGGCGCCAGGCGCTGCCGATCCGGCCCTGGGCGGCGGTCGAGCTGGCGCGGCGTGGGGTCATCACCCGCGGCCTGTTCCTCGGGGCCACCAAGGGCAGCGCCCGCCTCTTGCGCCGGCTCGATCGGGTGGGCGTGCGGGTGGTGCGTGCTGGGGGCTCGGGCCTCGTGGCGGCTTACCGGTTCGAGGCGCCCACGTGACGGCGCCGACGATTGCGGCGATCCAGCAAGCGCTGGCCTCGGCACGCCGCGCCGAGGCCGAGGCGGCCCCGGCATCTCTCCCGCACGTGGCCGGCGTGGTGGGCGTGGTGCTCGACGCGCAAACGTTCGCAGCGGCGCTGCGAGAATATGGCGAGCAATGCGTGGCCTCGCTCGGCGAGGCGCACCGTAGCGAGATCGACCTCGACCTGGTGCGGGACCGGTTCGTCATCAACTCGTGCAACGGCCAGCTGCTGATCTTGCGCGAGCACACCGTCTGACCCCATGCCCATCCAAGTCTTCCCCTTCAACGGCGGCATCCAGGGCCAGATCGATACCCGGCTCTTGCCCGACGGTGCGCTCAGCGACGCCGTCAATTGCCAGCTCGACCGCGAGGGGCGGCTCGTGGGGCGCGCGGGCTTCACGGCGCTGGGGACGGGCGTGCTCAGCGCCAGCGCGGGGGCGCTCGTCGCGTACGACCTGTTCACCCTCGGCGAGCGCCTGTTCGTGGTGGGGGACGACACCCGGCTCGGTGTGCCCGCCAACCATTACGAGTACCTCGGCTCTGGCGTGGCGAACCCCTGGCGCCCGACCTCGCCCGTGGTCGACGCCGTGCCGCGGCTGCCGCTCGCAACGCGCGTGCGGGATATCCTGCGCCCGCCCGATCAGCCCGACGGCATCAGCAATATGGCGGGCGCCGCGTTCGCCGGCTTCGCGTGCCTGGCGTGGAACAACTCGCTCGACACCACGCTCGGGTATTTGCTGGTCTCGCGCGCCGCCAACAACCAGCCCGTGCACCTGGCGCAGCTCAGCCAAGCGAGCGATCGGCCGTGCAAGTTCTTGCGCCTGGTGGGGCTCTCGGACCGCGTCATCATCGTGGGCGTCAATAGCGCCGGCAACGCCGTCTCGGTGAGCTCGTTTACGCCAGCCACCGACAACGCGGTCCAGAGCCTTGCCACGAGCGTGCTCTCGGGCGTGGGCGTCGGCACGCTGGCGGTGTGCAAGGTGGTGGGGCTCGATCAATTCATGATCGTCGCCAATCTGAACGGCACGATCCGAACACGCCGCTACACCAACGCGGGCGTCGTGGTGGTGCCGAGCAGCGGGCAATACGCCGACGTGGCGGTCGGGGCGAGCGCGCTGGCCGTCGAGGCCTCGAACACCGCTAACCAGGTGACCATCGCCATGGTCGTCTCCGGCGAGGCGCGGCTTTTCTCGTACAATCTGGCCACGGGCGCCAATATCGGCGCGGGCCCGTTCGTGCCTTTCACCGGCGACACCTCGGTCGAGGTCTCGCTCGTGCGGGTAAGCGGGGGTCTGCAGGTCGTCTCGAGCATCTCGAGCGGCACGACGCCGACCATCAAAACGAACTTCTACACGGTGGCGACGAACACGTTCGCCGGTGCGATCGTGGCCGTCACCGACGCGCAACTCACCACGGCGGCCGGCTTCGCGTCCTCGGGGCAGCTGCTGTTTGGCATGCGATCGGGCCTCGCCACCGTCGGCAATACGCCGAACCTCTTGGCGAGCTGGGCGCTCACCACCACGGGCAACCGGCTGGAGATCGCCAAGGACCTCGAGACTGCCGGCACCGAGAGCGTGTGCCTGCCCGACCTCGTGCAAGATAGCTCGACCGGCAAATGGTACTGGGTCAACGCGGCGGCGAACCCGGACGGCTCGCTCTTGCCCATGCTTACCGAGTTTTCGTTCGGTAGCACCGAGCGGCGGCAATCGTGCGAGTTCGGCGGGCGCCGCTACTTTGGCGGCGGCTGCCCGTACGTGTTCGACGGGTTCACCGCGGTAGAAAGCGGGTATCAAGAACGGCCGCGCATTATCAGCCTCACGGGTAGCAACGGCGCCGGCAATCTGCTCTCGGGCGCCGAGTACGACTATCGGCTCCACCAAGAGTGGATCGATACCAACGGCGATCTGCATCTCTCGCCGCCGAGCGCGATTAGCAGCGTCACTCTCACGTCCAGCCAGGACACGGTAACGGCCGTCTGCACCACGCCGCATAGCAACCGGCGCAACGTGGGCGCGGCGCCCGGCACCGGCGTGTGCGACGTGCTCAGCCGCACCCTGGCCACGGCCACGCTCGCGCCCGCCGAGGTGACCGGCACCCTATTCGCCAGCCCTCCCGACACCAGCGTCGTCGGGCTCACGTGGGATTTCTGGGTGCAAGACTCGGGCGGGCTCGACGAGTTTTCGAGCACGTTTACCGGGTCGGCGACCACGGCGGCCGCCATGGCGAGCGAGATCAATGCGATCACGACCGGCCGCATCCTGGCGAGTGACGTGGGCGGCGTGTTGCACCTGGCGACCGTCGAGGAGGGCGAGGGCGTCTTCCTGTACGTCACCAACAACGCCGCCTCGGCCGCGCTCGGGCTGTCTACGGGCGGCGGCGTCGAGGGCACCACCACCCGAAGCAAGGGCGAGAATTTCCAGCGCACCGCCACCCGGTACACGCTGGCGACGGACGCCTCGGCGGCCCGGCTGAGCATTACCGATCTCACCAAGGACCAGAGCGACCCGATCGTCGACACCGATCTGATTCGCCAGCAGGTGCTCTACTCGAGCGGCATTGCCTCGGGCGCGCACCACGCCCCGCCGCCAGGCGACTACGTATGGGCGGGGCGCGAGCGGGTGCATTTCAGCGGCCAGCCCAAACGCAATCGCTCGACGGCGAGCAAGCTGGTGGTGCCGGGCGAACCGGCCGAGTTTGCGTTCGAGGGCTTCCTCGCTTTTCAGAGCCAGGTCTCGGGCGAGATCGACGCCACGGCGGTGCTCGGGGACAGCGTGATTCACTGGACCCGCAATGAGATTTGGGAGGTCACCGGCTCGGGCCCAGGGCGCAACGGGCAAGGCGAGTTCTTTGCGGCGCGGTGCATCAGCCGCGCGGGCGGCATCGTGGCCGACGGCTGGCGTAGTCTCTGCGAGACCGACGACGGGGTGTTCTTCCAGCGCAAGAGCGACCAGCTCTGCTTTCTCAGCAAGGCCGGGATTGTCGAGTGGGTGGGCAAGGCGATCCAAGAGTACCTCTTGCTGTATCCGGTCATCACCTCGGCCGTGTACGTGCCGACGAAGCACTCGGTGGCGTTCGGGCTCTCGAACGCGGCGGGCAACGCTGGCGGCATCCTCCGGTACGACCTCGACGCCAAGGCCTGGTTCTTCGACAACGTGGGCGCCGTCGTCTCGCTCGCCAACTATCAAGGGCGGCTCGTCTACATCCAAGCGGGAATCGTCTACCTCGAGGACGCCAGCCCCGGCCTCGGCACGTTCGTGCCGTACTACGCGCGGACCGGCATGTTCCAAGGCTTCCAAGGCCTGGGTTATGGCCAGGTGAACGACATCGGCTTTCTCGGCACGTTCCGCGACGAGTGCGTCGTCACGATCAAACGCAGCGCCAACGGCACCACGTTTGCCGAGACCCTGGCCGTGTTCACGCTCACCACGGCCGAGTACGCCGTCGGCCAGCGCGTAACCCTGCTCAAGGAGCCGAACCCCGCGATGCAAGACTCGTTCGCCCTCGAGTACTCGGTCGCCAGCGCCAACCCCAATAGCGAGGGCATCTGGTTGCACGCCGCCGCGCTCGACACCTCGGCCGCCCCCAAGTTCACGCGGCAAGGCCCCGCCCACAAGCTCTGAGAGGACACGCCATGATCAACGCGCCCCGAGTCAATACCACCTTCCCCGCCGACGCCTGGCTCCACATCGCCGACATTACCAGCGGCGACCACGATCTCCGAACGGTCTCGGGCGGCGGCAAGTTCGCCGCCCAGCGCGTGCGCTTGCACAACGCCACCGGCGGCGCGCTCACGGCGGTACTCATCCCCGAGCAGCGCGGCGACGGCACCACCTCGCAGCCGGTCCTGGTGCCGGCGAACCGGGATTACGACGTGCTCGTGCCGATCAAGAAGATCGTGGCCTCGGGCTCGGGCGCGCTCAGCGCCGACGTGTACTGGTGGTTCGCCAACAGCGTCGAGATCAACCTCTAATGTCCGTCTCGTACAATCGCAATTTCGGCGCGTGGCAGGTCGACGGCCGCGGCGCGTACGACACCGAGGAGGCGGCCCGCCTCGCCGAGCAATCCGGTGCGAGCGGCGCCACGGGCAAGGGGCCCGATACGCTCGAGTTCGATACGGGCGGCATCCAAGCGGCGGCGCCGACGCCGAGCGACCCAGGCGATGTGCCTAACCCCAACAACCCCGGCGGCATCAGCGATAACGAGTTGAGGCTCCGCACCACGGCGCTCTCGCGCAGCGGCGCGCGCACGGCCAATCTCAATCGCCGCGTCGATCCGAACGCTTCGCAAGCGGGCGGCCCCACCCAGGCGGGCAACATCGGCGGGGCCTCGGGCGCGTACAACCTGGCGACGGACGCGGGCAAGGCCCAGTTCGATTACATGCACGATCTGGGGGACAACGATACGTTTCTCAGCCCGCGCGACGCCGTCAATCGCATGGGCGAGAGCGCGGGCGTGAGCCACGCGGGGGACGTGGCCAACCCGCTGCAGAGTTTCGTGCCGAGCCTATCGCCTACGGCCATGTTCCGGAGCGGGTTCGACCGCACCACGGACCCCAACACGGGCTTGGGCCAAACGCTTGCCGGGAGCGACGGCAACGGCGGCCGCCCGCTGGTGCGCCAGGTCACGCAGACCGCCAACAACCAGCGCCCCTCGGACCCCACGTACGGCGGCGACGGTTTTGGTGGTCCGAGCGGCACGCGCGAGGAGGCCGCCGCCAATCGCACGGCGGGCGCCGAGAGCGCGTTCACCGAGGAGGACCGAGAGAACCAGGCCATCAACGCCCAGAGCTGGGGCAAGGCCTGGGATGCGATCGAGGGGGTCAAGGGCGGCGAGTACGGTCTCAGCGACGAGGCGCGCGGCTACCAGCGCGAGGGCCTCCAACAGCAGCGAGACTTGCTCGAACGCCTGATGGGGTTCGACCCCAATACGTACGCGGCACAATTCGGCGACCAGGCGCTCGCTCGCACGATTGCCGCTGGCCGTAGCCAAGGCGGCGGCGCGGCCGCGCAACAGGCCGGCGTATTCGCCGCCATGGACCAGGCCCCCGCGCTGTACGCCGAGGGCGCGCGGCAAGCGAGCCAGCTCGAGAACCAACGTCTCGCCGCGGCGGGCCAGGCCGCCAAGAGCTTCGGCGACCTCGGCACCATGACGCGCGGCCAGGACGAGGCGCGCGCGCAATTCGAGAGCGACCTCTCGCTGCGCGTGGCCGATAGCGTGGCCAATCTCACCCAGGGCCAGGTGCAGCTGAACCAGCAAGAGTCCCAAATGTTCGCCCAGATGTGGACGGACTTTGCCCAGTTGCAAAGCGTCTACGCGGGGATGGACTCGAACGAGCAAATCGCGTGGTGGCAGAAAGAGGCCCAGGAGCGAGGCCAGGACAAGCAGCTCGAGGCCATCCTCGCGAGCCTAAAAGCCGATGGTGCCATCAGCGCCAAGGACCTCGTGGGCGGGCTGTTCACGCTCGGCGGCGGCCTCATTAGCTCGGGCGGCACGATCCTCGCTGCACAGGCAGGGAAAAAGTAATGCCGAATCTAACTGGCTTCACGCCCCTACCCGAGAACCCCGAGTGGGTGACGCTACAACTCGACGACGGGTCGAGCTCGCACCCGATCCACGATCCAACGGGCGAGTACCGCGCCGAGGTCAAGACGATCGCGCAGAAGCTCATGGGCACGCCGCCGCCGGCCATGGCGGGCGCCGTGGCGGAGAACACGCCCCCGCCCGCCGAGCCGCCGCTGCTCTCGGTGGGCGCGCCCGTCTCGCCCAGCGGTGCGCCGATCGCCACCGACGCCTTCGTGCCCCCGCCCCAGCCGCCGGCTACGCCCATCTTTACGCCGCCGACCCCAACGGGCCTGGGTGGCGTCGAGGTCGTGGGCGGGGCAGCCAGGCCCGGCCAGGCCCTCTCGGACGTGGTGCCCACGCCGCCGCGGGCGCCCTTGCCCGTCACGGGGGACGCGGCCCAGGCCATCGGCGGGGCGCTCGCCCGCCAGGGCGCCCCCGAGTTCGCCCCGCCCCCGGTGCGCAGCCTCGTGCCGCCCACGCCCGCCGCTGGCGCTACGCCCGTCTCGGACGAGTCACGAGGCGGCGGCGGCGATCCGTACGCGCCCCGCTACACCCAGCAAAGCGGAACCGGTCCCGGTGTGGCCACGACCAATCAGTACACGAGCCAGGGCCTCACCAAGGAGGACCGCGCCAAGGTCGACGCCGCAAACGAGGCGGCGGTGCAGAAGGCCGAGCAAGCCGACAAGGAGGAATTGCTCGCGCGCTCGCACCAGTTCCTGTCCGATTGGCAACGCCTGGGCGAGACCGCGAAAAAGCAGATCGTCGAAAAGCAAGCGCTCGACGAACAGGAGACTTTCTATAACGAGCGGCTGAACAAGCAATACGCCAAGCTCGACGCCGACGCGGCACGCCCGATCGATCCGAGCGAGGCCTTCGCCGGGGACGCTGGCGCTTACGCTTTCATGGCGGGCTTCGGGGACGCGATCCAAAACTTTGGCGCGGCGCTCGCCGGGCGTGGACCGGTGGCGGACCCGAGCGCGCGGATCGAGGGCATCATCAATCGCTCGGTGCGCTTGCAAACCGAGCAGAAGCAGGCCGACCTCGAGGCGGGAAAGATCAGCGCCAATCGCCTCGAGGCCGACCGCGAGCACGTGCGCTTCAAGCTCGCCACCGTGGGCAAGCAGATGGCGGACAACGAGCTCGAACGCGCGCAAACGCGAGAGCAATATATGGCGCTCGGCGCGCTGAAAAAGAAGATGGAGGCCATCCAGGCCGACGCCCGCGCCAAGAACGCCAAGGCCACGGCGCGCGAGGACAGCAGCGTACGCACCCAGCAGACCACCCCGGGCACGGCGGGCGGCCAGGTCGACTATTTCCTCGGCGAGGACCAGACCAAAAACGGCGGCTGGAAAGCGGTCGAGGCCCACGGCGCACGCCAGGCGGGCGGCGACCAGATCGAAAACGCGGTTCGGCGGTTCGAGCGCGCCACCGGATACACGTGGGACCCGCAAGCGCTGAGCGGCGCTGGCGCGTTCAAGGACGGCAACGGCAGGATCGTCTCCGCCGACAAGGCCGACGTGCCGGGCGTCACCGGGCTGGGCCGCAATTTCAAGATCCTTTCCGGCGAGATGGGGCGCGAGGTGCAGGGCGCCCTCGGTGATCTCGCCGCGGGGCGCGCCAAGATTGCCGACCCGGTCGGCGCCGTGTCCGACAATAGCATCGCCGCCCAGGAACAGCAGATGGCCGCGGGCACGGACGAGGGCGCGTTTCGCGTGATGGAGAACTCGGCGCGTTCGCTCAAACAGATGCGCGGCAAGGTGGACAGCGAGAGCTCGCCCGGCGTCGTCAACGCGAGCCGCTTGCGCCGCCAAGAGGAGAAGGGGTTCCAAGCGACGCGGCCTGGGCTGCCGAGCTCGCGCGTGGCCACGCCCGATGACTTGCGCGGCAAGCCTCGCGCCGACGAGTTGCCGAAGGGTGAGATGCGCTGATGCTCACGTACCTCGAACACCTCAGGCACTTGCGCGACGAGACCGACGACGCCAACGATCGCGTCATCCTCGACGCCTTGATCGCCGAGGCCGAGGCCGAGGCCGAGATCGAGTTCGATCAAGCGGGCCACACCCTCGTCAACGGCGAGCGTGCAACGCGGCAGCGGTACGAGGTGCCCGGTGGGTGACGTAGCGGTCCGAAACCCGGCGACGGGCGAGCTGCGAATGGTGCCCGAGGAGGGCGCGCAGGCGTTCACCGAGCAGACGGGCTGGCATATCGCCTCGCCCGAGCAGCGTGAGTACGGCGCCAAGCTGCTCGAGTCTGGTGGCGTGGGGCAACAGGCCCTCGCGGCGGGCGAGACGGCGATCCGGACCGGCACCCTCGGCCTGGTGCCGGGCCTCGCTGGCGGGTGGCAACAGCGCGCCGAGATCCAGCGGGAAGAGCACCCCTACATTGCCGGCGCCTCACAGGCCGTGGGCGCGCTCGCCCCAGCGCTGCTCACCGGTGGCGCCGCGGGCCTGGTCGGGGGCGCCGCGGGGCTTGGGCGAACGGGGCTGGCCGTTGCCGGCGCCGTGGGCGAGGGCCTCGGGGGCGGCCTCGCCGAGGAAATCGAACAGGCCCGCGCCGAGACCCGGGACGTATCGGCGGGGAACATCCTGCTGTACGGGCTGGGCGGCGAGATCGTCGGGCGCGCTCTGCCCAAGGCCCTCGCCGTGGGCGCCGGCAAGGTGCGCCGCGCCCTCTCGGCCGTGGACGAGGTGGCCGGCGAGGGCGTGCCGAGCGCCTTGGCGGGCGCCGAGGCGCGTAGCGTGGAGACCGAGGCGCGGCTCGCCCGAGACTTGCCAGAGGGGCCCGAGCGCCAGGCGGCACTAGAGCGCACGGCCAAGCAGCAATACGACCGCGTGGCCCCCGAGGCCGCTGCCGACCTCGACGGCATCATTCAGGCCGCGGGCGACATGGGCGAGACCAGCGCCAGCGCCAAGGTGGTCGAACGGCTCAAGCAAACGATGCCGGACGAGGCCCCGGCGCAACAGAACTTTTTCACCGACGCCAAGCAGCGGCTCGACCAGGCGCGGCGCAAGCTACGCGAGCCGCTCGAGGCCCCGAGCCCCGCGGCAAAGAGCCCGGTCAATCTCGAGGGCAAGCGCCTCGAGGACCTCGCCGCGCTACCGATCGAGGACGCTGCGGATCGAGCGCGCGTCGAGGCGCTCAAGGCGAACCCCGAGTTCGCCAAGTCCGGCCGCGTCACCTCGAACGACGGCCAGCACGGCATCACCCTCGTTAACGACGGCGGCGACCTCGTGCTGCGTGACGGTCGGCACCGCTTGCTGGCCGCCCAGGAACTCGAGCGCGACACCGTTTGGGGCCGCCTCGTGGACGGTGTGACGGGCAAGGAGATCTACCAAGGCGAGATCCCACTCAAGAAGCTCTCGGCCAAGTCCCCCTCGCTCGCCGATAGCCCCGGCCTCGCCGGCTTCGCCAAGCGCGTCGATCAGATCGTGGGCGGCGGGCTCAAGCGCTTAGACCAGGCCGCGAGCACCGTGGATCAGTTTCTGATCAGCCGCGATATCAAACAGCAGCTGCAGGGGGTGAGCAAGAAGATGGGGCTCGTCAAGTCACCCCAGGACCAGATCCTCCACGAGGAGATGCGGGGCGTCATCGACGAGTCCTGGCGAGCGATCCGCGACGGCCTCGCCGACGAAAGCCTGTTCGGCGGCGCCGCCCGGATCGAGCGTGACATCAATAGCGCCTGGTCGGACAAGATCCTCAAGGGCCTGAGCACGACGGAGAGTGACCTCGCGCGCAAGGTGGACGTCGATTTCAAAACGGGCCGCACGATCTACGAGGCCGACCCGGGCAAGGTCCGCTCATTTCTCAAGAGCGACCGCGTCGACCGCGCACTCACCTCGCGCAAGCTGGACGAGGTACTCGACGGCGCCGAGGACATGGTCCGCGCGCACGAGGTCCACGGTACGTGGGATCCCAAGAAGCTCGCCGAGCAGCGCCAGCGGATCTCGCGATTGCGCGAGACACGCAAGTTCGCCGACGAGATCCAGGTCGCACAAGCCGCCAAGGCGACCAAGGCGCCGGCCTCGGTCGCCGACAAGGTCAAGGCCTATGGCAAGGCCGAGGCCATCGACTACGCGGCAGAGCACGTGGCGAGTCTGCTGCCCTATGGCGGCCAGATCTACCGCCTCGGCAAGCGCGTCCTCGGCATCGATCAAGCGGCGCGGTCCGCCACCAAGCAGACCGCCCGCCGCCTTGCCGGCACCGCCGCGGCCACGGCAGAGACGGGCCTGGGGCGCGCCGCCTCGCTTGCCCCCGTGCCGGCCATGACGGCGCTAGCGCGGTTTACCGGCGAGTACTCGGGCCCCGAGGAATCGTTCGAGGCCAAGAAGAAACTGCTCGACGCCGAACAGGTGAGCCCCGAGGCGCTGTACGAGGCGATCGGCGCCTCGCTCGAGGACTTGCCCAAGGCGAACCCGGCGCTGTTCCAACAGCTGGCCGCGCGCACCGCCGAGAAGGTTCGGTACTTGCGCACGAACTTGCCCCCCGGGATTCAAACGACGCTCATGTATCCGAACGGCACCCCGCCGTCGCAGAGCGCACTACGCGAATGGGCGGTCCAGTGGAACACGGTAATGGACCCTTACTCGGTGCTCGAGGATATCGAGGCCGGCACCGCCACGGGCCAGCAGATGAAGGTGCTCGCCGAGAGCGACCCCGACGTGTACGAGCAGCTACGTAGCGACGTGGTGAGCGAGGTCGGGGCGAACTTTCGTAGCGTGCCGCTCAGCACCAAGCTGCAGCTCGACATCCTGTTCAACGCCGACGGCCTCGCGGGGCCGTTCTTCTCGAGCAAGGCCGGCGACATGATCGGCCAATCGCTCAAGGACGACCAGGCGCGGGGGCAGCCCGCGGGCGCGGCGCAAGAGCCCGAGGGGTTCGACCAGGCCACGACGGGGGCCGGGCCTGGCGGGCTCACGGCGATCCAAAACTCAGTGACCAATCGCGGAGGCGGTGCCTGATGGCGAGTTTGATGCTGAGCGATAGCACGCTCAAGAACACGGATTGCGATTGCTGGTATCTGCGGCGCAAGATCAAGGATCGAGCGCGAGACCTGGTCGATCTGAGCGAGCGAGCGATCGTCGAGAATTGCTACCGCGCCACGCGCGCCTACCGGTTCGCATCCCTGTTCGAGGGGTTCAGCCTCACCAATATCTCCACGTGGGGCGCCGACGTCACCAACTCGGCAAACATCTTTCCCGGGCTGGACGCGCCCGTCATCAAGAACCGGTGCCGCTCGCTCTGCCAAACGTTCGTGGCCAAGAGTTTCGCCAACGATAGCCCGCTACCCCAGTTCACCACCAAGGGCGGAGACTTCGACCAGGTCAACGGCGCCGAGGACCTCGACCAGACGATTTGCGCCGAGTTCGCCGAGCCTCAAGGGCAATTCAACGACATGGCCGAGATGCACCGGCACGGCGCGCTGATTGCGACGGCGAGCACCGGGCAATACGCCATCTTCTGTATCGACTACGACAACGCCTCGCGGCCCGAGGCCGAGCTCGACGATACGCTCACGCTGGGGATCTATCGCGCCTATCGCTACGGCCCCATCCGGCATTGCGTGCGCACGATCTGGATGCTGCCCGAGGAGGCGGTCCGCAAGTTTGGGATCAAGTTCCGGGACAAGATCTATGAGAACATCGAGCCCCGCTCGGGCGCGTTCATTGCGGGCAAGGGCGTCGGGCAGACCGACAATAGCGTCTCCACCTCGCACCTGGTGCTGCAGCGCCGCGAGGTGCGCATCATCATGGGCTGGGCCGTGCAAGTGGGTGCGGGGCCCGACGCCGAGCCAGGCCGCCAGATGTTCTGTCTCAAGGACCAGACGGTGCTGCGCGATCGGCCGTACACCAAGAGCCTGCCGCCCATGGTCAAGTGGGAATACGATATCGAGCTCGGCGGGGACTGGGGGACGCCGCTCACCCAGAGCGTCTACATGCTTTCGCGGTATCAGAACCGCATCTTGCATGACGTGGATACGGCCGAGCGCAAGACGAGCCAGGTCATCATCGCCGTTCAATCCGGCACCGCGGGCGCCTCGGCCCTCAAGGCCCAGCTCGGCCAAACGAGCGCCGTGCAACTCGTCGAGGTCAACGGCCCCGTCGAGAGCGCGTTCAAGGTGTTTGATTCCCCCAAGTTCAGCCGCGACTCGCTCGCCCTCGAACAGGTCTACGACCAGGCCCAGTTCGACGACACCCGGATCGGCCGCAACCATGCCACCGGCACCAAGCCCCAGGGCACGACCTCGGGCGTACAGGAGAGCCTTGCGGCGAGCTACTACACCGAGTCCTTCGCCGACGCCGAGCGCCGTAGCATCCAGGTCCGCGCCGTGGGCACGACCAAGATCTTTCTCTGGGTGCTACAGGCCCTCGCCGAAAAAGGGTTCGAGCGCTGGATCGGGGACAAGGACTTTCGCCGCCAGGTGCGCGCGGCCGACCTCGACCTCGACGATGATAAGTACATCCTCGAAATCAAGCCCGTCGGCGAGGGCAAGGACACACCCAAGAGCCGCCTAGAAAAAGCCGAACGCTGGCTCAAGGACCCGAGCGTGCCCTTCATCGGCGCCGACATGGTTCGCATGAGCCAAAACTACGACCTCGATCGCATGAAGGATCAGGTCTACGCGCTCGACGGCTGGGTCGAGGACCAGGTGAAGCGCTACCTCAAGAGCCCCGCGCCGATCATGGCCAAGCGCGATTTCTACCAGCCCCCCGAGCGCTGGATGCAGCTCGAGGGGATCCGAAGCGCCTTGCGGATCATGGCCAACGCCTTCTTGCGCGCGCGCCAAACCAAGGCCCCCGAGCAGCGCCTCGTGTGGTTCGAAAAGTTCTGCAACGATTGCGTCACCCTGATCGAGAGCGAGGAGAAACGGATCGCCACGCTCTCGCAACCCCCCGCGCCCCCCGGCGGCGGCGCGCCCCCGG